GCCTGTGTAAGATTGACTTGCAGTAAACGGCAAATAGAATCCATTAGTACCGTAGCTACCACCGTAGCGGATAGGTTGCCAGACACCGAGTCCGTTAAATGAACCGAAGCTGTTTGGTGTTAGTGCCTGACCATCAATGAGTTGAACCTCGGTCATGTAGCCGTCAAAATATAACGAGTTGTTGTAGTTAAAATTACCTATTGCGTGAGGCAGTGTTGCGTTTACATAGGTATCAAAATTTGGTGCTGGAAAACTGAAACCGCTGACGGCAGAAACAGTTTGTTGAATTCCATTAACATAAATTTTGACTCGGTTTGTGCTTGTTGCTTGTGTGGTATCTACTGCCAAAACAATGTGATACCAAGCAGCAGGATCACGCCATACAACTGTTGGAACTTCTACCGCATAGTTATTAGCAGCAGCATCTAAAATTAACCGCAAATTATCGGACGATGTGAACCGAAACTCTTGATAATCAGCACCATTATTATTTACCGCAAACAAAGATTGGTTTGAACTTAACCCACCACGCTTAACCCATGCACTCCATGTCCATGTTCTACGATTAGAAGCAATTGCTGGAGTTCGATTTAAATAAGCAGAAACACTACTACGGAAACGCAATGAGTTATTTACTAACACAATTGGGGTTAGGTATCCGCTTGATGTGAATGTGTGGATTACATTACCGCCAGCTACAGTAACTGTACCGCCAGCCATTTGCTGAGTAGAGCCTGGATAGGAGATGATTACTACACCAGCACCTCCGTTGCCACCAATTAAATTGCCACCACCACTTGTGGTTGCTCCACCACCACCGCCACCCGTATTAGCAGTACCAGAAAAACCGTTACCACCACCTCGTGTTCCACCATTACCACCACCGCCTAATCCACCTGTTCCTGGATTTCCAGTACCAGCAGTTGAATACATACCACCAGCGCCACCGCCAGCTAAATAATATGTACCGCTATCAAGTTGTCCAGTAGTTGAACCAGTAATTGGATTTGCTGAACCAGCTCCACCATTTCCACCACCATTACCAGATGTTGCAGATGCACTTTGACCTACCGCAGAAGCTCCACCACCACCACCGCCACCATACGAACCGCCAAAGAATCCAGAACCGCCAGCATTACCTTGACCAGAAGTGCCAGTACCCCCAGAAATTCCACTAGGACTATCTCCAGCTCCACCACCTCCAGAACCGCCATTTGCTCCTGCCCTGTTTGCTGATGTTGACGAAGAAGTTCCACCACCTCCACCGCCTACTGCTGTGGTAGATACCATACTAAAATTAGAATTACTACCATTTACTCCAATAGTGCTTACTGTTCCACCAGCGCCACCAGCACCGACAGTTACTGCATAAATTGAGTTGGTATCAATGGTAATACCAGAACCACTAAGCAATCCACCAGCACCGCCACCACCAGCGCCATTGTAGTTAGTCTCAGTGCCACCACCACCTGCGCCACCAGCCACTACCAAATAGCTTGCTGTCAAAGCATTTAATGGGCTTAATGTGCCAGATGTAGTAAATGTGTGAATTGTGTTGCCACCGCTTGAGGTAACGACACCGCCACCAAATTGTTGTGCGCCTACATAAGAGATGATGACTACGCCAGCACCGCCAGCACCAGCAGCTGTTGGGGGAGAAGAGCCACCACCACCTCCACCACCTCCGCCACCTAAGTTAGCAGTTCCTGAAACGCCAGCAACAGAGTTACTACCTCCTTGACCGCCACCACCTGAACCACCTGATGCGCCTGTTGTGTTATATCCACCACCGCCACCGCCACCAGCATAGGTTACTGATGAGCCACTAATGCTTGATGCAGTTCCTGCGCCACCAGCTCCAGGACTTCCAGCAGTACTGCTACCAGCAGAAGTTGCGCCACCTCCACCTGCTCCGTGGTCTCCACTAACATAAGCTCCACCGTTATTACCTTGGCTTGGAGAAGTGCTTGGCGTATTACCAGATCCAGCTGCGCTGTTTATATAGCCAGCACCACCACCAGAACCACCATCTCCAGCTCTTTTTACGCCATTTTGTGAATCACCACCACCCCCACCGCCAGTAGAAGTAATGGTTGAAAAAACAGAATCACCACCATTTGATCCAGCAGCATCTTGAGCGCCACCAGGACCGCCAGCCCCTACAGTAACTGTATAAGATTGAGTTGAATTAAGTGATGCAGTTCCTGTTCTATAGCCACCTGCACCGCCACCACCGCAACCACCATCTCCAGCGGAATTATTACGACCACCACCGCCACCACCAGCTACGACTAAAACATCCGCAGTAACAGTCTGTAATCCTGTCCATCCGAAGGCTGCTAGGGCTGCTGCACCAATTTTAGATAAGCGTGGCATCTATAAAACCTTTAAGCAAATTTAGTTTGTGATGCGAGTACTGTGAATGTAGCACTTCCTGTTTTAATAATGACATAAGTGTAGCTGTCAATTGAGCTTGCGTTACCGCTTGTAGGAGCAGAACCACCTTGCCATTTAGGGGTTACAGAAGAACCATCGACTTGGACTGCTGAGTTGTAGTATGCGGTCGATCCATTAGTAACTAAGAAAGTGACTGACAAAGACTCACCAGTAGACATAACGGTATTTAAAGAAGTTCCAGACGAACCTCTAAAGTTCAAAGTAAAGTTCCCTGACGCATTAGTTGTGTAATACAAAACTGACTGGGTTGTAACATCGTATGGAATAGTGCCTGTTGCTGCCGTAGCTGAGACGGTAGCGGTCTCAAGAATATTGGAGGTCTTTAAATCAGCATTAGAAGATGTACCAGCAAAAGTCTGTAAGCCTGTAAATGTGTTGGCTACGTTTGTGACTGGGATGTTTGCACCAGCCAGAGTAGAAGCTCCTGTACCACCTTGATTGACCGATAAAGGAGTGGTTAATCCAGTCAGCGAGGTAATGTCAGAATTTGCACCCTTAAGAGCAAACGGGGCTGCTGCACTAGAAGTCGCTCCAGTACCACCAGAAGCTACGGGTAGGGCTGTTCCCAAAGTCAAAGAGCTAAGGTATGTGACTGCATCAACTACGTTTGAGCCAGTATTGAACACAAACATTGACTTACTAGCTGGAACGGCAATACCTGTGCCTGTTGCGTTCTTAACTGTAATAGCATCCGCACAGCCGTTATTGACTAGGTAGAGTTTTTCAATCGCTGGAACTATAAGGTTTTGCGCCCCGCCAGAAGTACCTGTAAGGTTTAAACGAAGATTACGGGCTGTTTGGCTGGCGTTAGTATCTGTGAGGGTTAGAGTAACAGTACCACTTGCAAAGGTCACATCGGCAGAGCCTGTGATGGCTTCTTCTAATGCAGTCCCTAAATTGGTGTTAGTTGTTGTACCCCAAGTACCAGACTGGTCGCCCGTACCGATAAGCTCGATTTTTAGTGGTGAATAAGTCGATGCCATAATTTATCCTTTATGCCGCTATCTCAACCCAATTGGGCGATTGTGTGTCAATAATATCATTCCAAGTGCCTGTTTGCGAGTCATTTATGTCGATCCAATTTGGTGTTTGACCATCATCAATTACCTGCCAAATTAATACACTTCCTACCTCTCCAACTGCTTGTACGCCTGTTACGCTTACTGCCACACCGATGACTACCGCAATACTTCCAACACTGCCTGTAGCCTGTAATCCCGTGACACTAATATTTTGTCCAGTAATTACGTCTACTCTAGGTGTAGTGATAAATGCCTCTACACCCACCAAATCTACAGAACTGCCAGCCTCAACAGTTACATCTCCTACCGCAGCCGTTCCAGAAACCCCAGTTACCCCAACATCCGTACCCTCTTGTACGGTCACACTGCCAACGCTTCCTGTAGCTTGAAGTCCTGAAACTGGGGCGTTTGCTGCACCCTCAATCGTTACAGAACCTTGTACTATCGTTCCTACAACGCCTACTACATCTACTACCGCAGTTCCTGTAACCGTTACGCTACCGACACTGCCTGTTGCTGATAATCCAGTTACGTTTACATCAATCTCTGTAAATACTGTTACCGTACCTACTAATACTGTGCCTGCTACGCCTGTTACCGAAACACTAGCCCCACCTTCTACTAAGACTGAGCCTACTTGTCCTATGCCGCTTACACTGGTTACACCAACATCAGAGCCAGCATCTACAGCTACACCTTCCATCTGCCCTGTAGCGCTTACTCCAATTACATCTACAACTGCCGAGCCTGTAACCGTTGCACTACCTAACTGCCCCGTACCAGAAACACCTGTTACGTTTACTATCGCATCTTCGGTGGTCTGGACAGTAACTGAACCTACCTGTCCTGCTGCTACTACACCACCACTATTCTCACTCCAGGGGTTTTCACCCCAACCGCCATACCCCCATCCCCCTAGCGGGACTTCTACATCTGTATAGTCCTCGCCCCAAGGTCCGCTACTCCAAGCGCCACTACCCCAGCCAGAATAGGTTGCCACTTAGTAATCACGCTATACGGATAATGGCGTTACTTGCGTCTGCTGTTGGGAAGACGATGGTAAACGTACCACTTGTAGAGGTTTTAGCACCACCAAAGTCTAGAATACATACAGAAGGATCACCAGCAGCGGAATCGTTATAGATCATGGCGCCATAAGCTGTAATGGTCGCAGAAGTAAACGACAAGTCTGCAAAGTCGGTAAATGCTGTAGTACCCGAAGAAGTTGGGGTTACATTAGTTAAAGCACCACCACCCGCTACATATGAGCCAGAAGCTGCTACTTCGTTAGTAGCCGTATAAGCCGTAGTTGCAGCCGTAAAGGACGCACTATTGTCATACATTGCTAGTTTGAAAGTATTACCAGTACCGTTCGTAAAGTTATGAGTTGCCGTCATCAACTGTACTTTGAAGCTGGTACACATAAAGTTGCCTGTAAAAGCCATTTTGGACTCCTATTCGTCTAAAAGTTTAATTAATTCAGGATGACCAGCTTCCCGTAGCTTGTGAGCTAGTGTTACACGATCAAATTTTACCGCTTCATTCATGTAAAAGACTAGTACTTCCCGAATATGATTCCTAAAAGCAATAGCTTGCTCCCGAACCAAGGGATGAGACTGATCCCCCACCTGAATAATCTTATCTAATGCCCGTTCAGCGACTTCCTCTGGGGTAAAGCCACCGTGGTCTTTTGTAAATACTTGGATACCGCTAGACTCGCCTAGCCCTTGTACACTAATCATTTAACTGGATACCTCACTTGTCCACTTCTGTATGCGTCTTGACGCTCCTTAGCATCGCCCAACTGCTTGAGTTCTGCCATTGCATCATCGTACCTAGCTTTATATAAGGCTACAGAATCCGCATCAGATTTCATAAACGCCGCAGCCTCTAAAAGCGCTCCATATAACAACGCAGAATCAAAATTATCCCCAAGCCAGGAAGTGCCGGCGGTAACAATAGACTGTGGGTAGTAAAAATAATGTAATTCTACAGCATAGTTAGCATCTGGGGTTGGCCCCAAAATGAACGTATTGTTGTCAAAAACCGCGTAATACTGGGGTTCTGCATAGAAAGCAGCGTCTGTATCTGGGTACGATTCACGAATAAAGTTCACGTCTTTATTTAAAAGGTAGTGATATTCGTTTGCCGCATTAATCACCGCAATACTAAAGGTTGCAAGCCAGTCAACTGGAGTTGCTAGATATTTGTTTCCAGTAGTAACGTTACCTGTAACGTTCTTGCGGAACGCTGGCATCTGCACCATGTTGTAGATGCGTTGCTCAGCAAGCTGGACAAACCTAGCAATCTGTTCAGCGGACGTAAAAGAGCCTACCGTTGCTGGGAAATCGTTCTCAGCAAACCCTTTAATTGCAGCGGTTAACTGCGTATAATTCATGCCATCGGACCTCTAGATGTATACCCTTTGGTAGCTGCGCCATGACCACGTTGTTTGATACCGGACGTTTTGGTTTCTGGCTGGCTAATAAAAATATTACCAATAGAAGGTCTCAACTCATTAGACTGGTTGCCTTTTTTAACTACAGCATCTTCGGCAGTGGTAACTTCTTTACCAGCCATGGTGTGTGGCTTAGCATAAACTTCAGCCGCACCAACTTCTTTACCCATAACTTTTTTAGAGAACTTAGCCATTATCGACCTCTTCCTGCGCTTTTACGCATCATGCCTTGGTTTTTAACCTTGGCTAGATTACGACCCATTTTCTTCATATCTATTTGGCTTTTACCGCCCATCTTGGGTCTAGCCTTTTCAATTGCGGCGGTGGGTCCACTATCACCTAAATTTTTACCTTCGGTCTTGCCTTTTTTAGCAATCCCATCTGCGTCTTTCTTAAACATTTTCAACTCCTTATGTTGTTGTTACCGTTACACTTCCTACCAAACAGCTTGGGGCAAGATCATTAGGAGTTAGTCCGTCATCTCTAGCACCACCAACAGGGTTCCAACCCCACTGAAATACCCTACTACCGCCTTCTGGATAACCAACACCTTCCTCTGTGTTGTCGTTAGTTCCATTTATTTGCAAACCACTTGTTCCAGATACCTTGTAGCTTACATCAGGTCTTGGTTCCCGTACAGCTTGTGGGTCGTCAACTGGGTATAAACCTAATGACAACTGCGGCTGATCCGGATCCCAACAACTGGGACAAACTTTAATATTCTTTATCTGCTGCTTTACAACTAATTTTTTAAGTTCTTTTAGCTTGTACCGCTGACCACAACGGTCACATTCGGCAATAGCAAATTTACCACTACTATATTTATTAGGCATAGAAAGTCGTCCTAGGAACGAACCTAGAAGCGGCTTTCTCTCTGTCCTCCGTAGAAGCCATGAGCCACTGCTCCTCGTATTCTGCCTTTAAAAATTGTAACCGTGCCTGTCCGTCTGGTAACTTTTGAGCCATGTAGAAAGCTAATCCAGCTACCATACAAGGCAATAATCTAAATGGGATATCTGGTTCTACGGT